TAGTAGGATCGTATGAAATCCCCGCTATTTCAAATGACATTCTAGGCAATACTATTGCGACTTCATTATTGGATGAATTTGCCTCTAATCTACTTAAAAATTTCTCTGTAGGCCCATATGACAAAGGAACTTTAATATATTTTTCTACAGCTCCAGTAGAATCTTTTCTTTCAATGGTGATATCATTAAATATTTCACCAAATGCAATTACATAATTTCTAATGGTACTTCTATACTGTGGTACTTTACCTAACATTAATAACCCTCACTAAATGGATTTGTTACTGAAAAGTCAATAATATCATCTGCCTGTGCTGATGTAGTAAATATATCATTATCCACAGTTCTATCTTGTGTATATATCAACTCCTGTGTTGCACCCAATAAATAAGAAGTATTAGACTGAGCTCCTATAACGTTGACATTACTTGTAAAGTCGCCAGTGAGATGATTTACCTTTAAAACTTTAGTGCCGGCATTCCATGTAACAACCTGTCCTTTTGCATCTGCAGTTTCTAATGTACTTCCTTGATATACTTGTTCACCAACTGTGTAATCCCCAGCACCTGTACCCAACGTCATATCAACAGAGAACATATGAGTATCTACAATATCATCAATTTCATCAATTCCAGTGTTTATAGATTCGTGCGAATATTCCCAGACTTCTGTTTGTAATCTATATACATAAATTTTACCTAATTGATAAAACGAGGCCTCATCTTCTACAAATTGAATCTCAAATATTTTATCTACTAATGGCCAGTATATTAAATCACCTTCTCTGGGAGTATCATAATCTGGTTTTTCTTCTGCAAATCTTTTTTTGGATACGACAACATTAAGTTGATCTCTAACTTCAAGTCCAAATTTGGAAAGGAAATCACCTTCTCCTTGAAATCCATCAGTATCTTCTATATACATTTCAATTTGCCATGCAGTTTCATATTTTGATAATGTATCTTCGTTAAACACTGTGTCTGCATTAACCAAATCTCTTTTAATATAGTAAAAATCTTGCCCATGAATTTGAATGGACTCTACTACAAGATTTTCCACCAAACTCTGTTCAGAAGTAACAGATGTTGTATTAAAATATTGGTTAGTCGCCATAATATTATCCGATCATTATATCGACTGGAAGTTCATAACTTAAACTCATTTCTTCTTCAAGTCTAGTGATTTCCTCTGATGCTTCATCGATAATTCTTTGTCCATTAAAAGTAACTCCACCAGGCATTGTAACGCCTTCATACTTGGAAAGATTTTCCCCCCATTGTTTTTTAATAAGTGCTGTTGCATATCTTTTTAACCACCTATCGTTCCAAACATCTGGATATGTGTCTGGGTCAATAACTTTTGTCGCTTCTACAATAATATATTCACCTTCAGAAATTGCATCTGACCAATCAATATCTATATTCAACTTATTTAGATGTCGATTATATCTAATTTGTGGACGACCATCTAACATATCATTAACCATTTGAATGTGAGATTGTGTTAATTCATATGTTAACATTTCTGTACTTGAAAGATTATAGATATCATTTAAAAACATTTGATATCTAACATCAAACATATTCATAGCAGTTTTACCATTTTCGTATAATGGTAAAACTTGTTTAACTCCAATAATAGTGTTTGGAATAGGAATCCATTTATTTGTAATATCATCTGCAGTAATTTGATGCTTTAAAAAAACATCCTCTACTGCGTCATAATGATAATCTCTATAATATTCAAAGGCATCATCAATTCTATCTTCGACCTGTTCATCAGCAACATTAACTTGTATTACTGGTGAGCCTAGTTTTCTTAGACAATAATTTTTGAATTCAGTCCTAGTTGTAACAATTGCCATAGTCGTACCTCTTGGTTTATACGACTATTTATATGTTTTTAAGTTTGTTGTTTTCTTAATACCAAGTTTGAATTTCAGAAGTTCCACTAGAACCGCCTCCATCGCCGCTTCCACTCACATCACTTTGGATAGCTCTTGCGATTTTATACTGTCTTCGTGTTCCATCCAATTCTCTCAACTCTGCAAGATTATAAGGAACTGTATTATTTATAGATGTAATTGTTTTTCTGAAATGTTTCGGGGTGTGTGTTATGGTATTTTTAGAAGATACTTGTACTCTTTGTCTGTCATAAAAAGACAAATCTGGGGTAGTATAAGAAGATGGTTGTGTGTTTGTATAAATAAAATTATCCTTCCAACCTACACTGCCAGAGATACCCGCCAATCCAAGAGAAAGCGATTCATGAAGTTCTTGAACTTCAGTTGCAGAAAATGCCTGATTACAAAATCCAAATTCTGTAAAATATCCTGGCGCCTGGCCAGAATAACCAAAAGATGATGCATTTGTTCCAGAGACTACTCTATCTGTAGTTCCAACTAACTGCCCATCTATATAATAATATTGAGTTCCCGTTGATGCTGTAGAACTATCGCCTTGTCCAACAACAATAAGTGTCTGCCATGTTATTGAAATATTATATCCAGTATCTCTCCAATTACCATTACGATTTGAATACATTCCAAGGTCTTTGGCCCCATTATTTACAATAATATTATGGTCATTATCCCCACGCCATAATGTTCTCCATCCGCTATCTGATACTCTAGGATACCATCCAGCAAACATAGTATAGTATTGGCCAAATACCGGCGCAGTTCCTGACATACTAATAACATGAGTTGTATCTAGATCAAGACAAGGTTTTCCATCTATTGTTGTTGTATTTACAGCAGTGCTCCAGTTAGGAGAATAAGAATCTGATAAAGCATTTCCAGAAGTATGTCCAGCTATAGTTGCATATTGTTCTGGTGTTCTTGTAGATATATACTGCGATGTTGGTACAGTAGTCGAACTATTAATTGTATATGCGCCAAATGATACATCCAAGGATACTGCGCTTGGCCAAGAAACATTAGAACTAGAACTACTTACAGGAAATTTTCCATAAGTAGGTCTAATATTTGGTATCCCGCTTGTATTTACAGTAAGGGTTGTCATGTACCCCCCTTAGATTGATACATTTGCTACAATATCACTCAATCCAGCACCAGTAACAATAATATTTACAGATGTCTCTGCTGATGTTGATGTGGTAGCAGTTGTTGTAGTCGCACCACCTGAGAAAGTCATTGTACTACCATCGATAGACAATTCAACATCAGTTGCAATCCTTTCCCCTGCAATATTATATGCGCTCACATCAACCGTACTGTTAATATCGGAACCAGTATGATTATAAGATGCTTGAGCAGGAGTGATTGTAATTCTTACAGGAATTGTTGGTGTAATAACATGAATATCTGCATATCCCAAATTTTTACCACCAGCAACCATCCAAATTCTATCTGTGGAGTCTCTGCCTACTGCAAATGCTTTTTCTGCAATAGTTGTTGTGAGTGTCCAACCATTTACATTATCCCAATTATAGATATAAAACGCATCTACACCAAAAACACCCAAAAGAGTTTTTGCATCATTTAGAAAAACAGATTGTTTTGCAGTTTCTGGAATAGTTACTGTTGAATGATGTGTTAGGGCCGTAGGGTCTGCTGCATCGACTGAATATGTAACAAAAGTTCTTGCAAGTGAATCAGAATCTACTCTTCTATGTTCTCCACAAAGATACATAGCAGTTAGGTATCTATTACCACCATTTACAAATGTTTCATTCCATACGACACCTAAGAAACCATATGCATCTGAGGATGTGCCAGGCAAGTTTAACATATGTGTAGAACTTAAATCTCCAGTGATGTTTGTTGCCTGATCTCTTGTGAAAGTATCGGTTGACTGATCCCATCTAAATACAAATGGATGATAGTTATAACTTGTATCAAAGTATGGCACATACCAACACTTATCAGCAGCGCCTGGATCATCAAAATGTTTTGATGAAATTTTTTGCATCTGACCCATTGTAGTATTCATTGTTCTTGCACCACCATATGAAGTGCCCGAAGCGCCTGGCGCAGCTGTGCTCGAAAACATATCAGTTGTATTATCAGTTGAAATATTATGTCTGCGAATGTAATGGGTGTAGTCTGTATCGGAATGAGTTGCAAGGTATAATGGTTGTCCGTCTTGCGTAGACTGTCCGATATACATGTACCAATAAGGATTTGCAAGACTAATATCATATTTGTCATTGGTACTATCGAATGATGAAAATGAGTTTCTTGCAATACCCATCCAAGGTCTGAAAATATAGCTATACCTAAATTTACCACCAATTCCTGAAATTCTGTCGCTGTTTGGGTCTTTCACAGTCCAAAATACAGGTTCTTGGTGATCAGTAGAGTTGGTTGACCCCCCATATCCAAAAACTGTGTTTGGATTTGTTTCATATAATTCTCTGTTAGGTGAAGGATTGAACCAAGAATGTTGATAGTACCAGTTATAGTGTGATGGTTTGTTATTATATAGCAGTAGTTCATCATTTGTATTTGAATCTACAATTCTTCTAAGCGGCGCAGATTGGATTGTGGGATCAATTGAAAAAAAGTTCCAGTAATCTACATTATTCAAATGATTTGCTCCATGAGCTCCTTCATAATGCCAACAATATGCAGTTTCTTTAGTTAGTGCCATTGTAGTTGGAGCTCCAGCGCGTAATGAATGTGCGTCAGTTACTGTTAATTCAATATAATTACCAGAGGTGTATGCATTAAAATCGTCAGATTCACTAGACGATTTTAATCTTAAAGTTCCACCAAACTTTGTTGCCAATGTTGTCTTGTCGTGTGCCTGATGATCTAAATATATTGTATTTTTTGAAGGCCTTGGATCCTCAAATACTGAGACTGCCGACAGGCGCGATGCTCTTTTAATTTTTGCCATTTTTTTTCTCCTTAGAATGATACATCTAAATCATGATACCAATCAACAACTTCATCAAGGTCTACCCAATCACTTCTTGTTCCATCTGAATTGGTTTTCCAAGGTTGTAAAACTAAACTTGTTTTATTTCCATCTGCATCTACTGCAAAAATTTCTGCCACACCATCTACAAGTGATGCTTGAAAATTGAATGTGACCGTTGCAGTTTCATCATTCTCATCCACAACACTCATTTCTTTGGTAAAATCCATTATAATTCTCCATTTGTCTATTATTTATACTTTTTTATATGTAAACTGGACGTAAAGATCTTCTCCAGTATTTGTTGTTCCAATACTCGTAACATCAACGGTTAAATAGTCATTTGCATTCATATTAATTGTCTGATCAGCAATTGTTGTAGTTGTTACATTTGTACCAAAAGAGTATGTTTCTTCTGAAACTCCATTCTTTTTGATATCAACACCAACAGTTGCATCTGCAGCAGTTCCAAGTCTTGAAGTAATTCCTGTTACCTGTAAATTATATGGTGCATACCATCTCTTAGTACCAGTGTGTACTTGCAGAGCACCCCCTTGATGTAGGTTTATATTGAATATTGTTTCGTCTTTAATTTTTGTGGAAACTTCTGTATCATTTAAACCAGTTTCAACTACAGTAGATTCGTTAATAACCTTTTCTAACTTAGACTGAAATTGGACTGTATCATCCATATATTCGCCCATGTCTTTTGCTTTAAATTTACTTGCTGTTCCATCCCATACAAGTGTTAGATTATCTACATCTTCAATTACTGGCACTGGTTTTATTTCTACTGGAGTTTTATGACCTTGTTGGTCATGTTGAAAATATAGAATATAGTTATTATCTGCATTTGTTTCCACCACAAGGTCTTTTATTGTAATTGTACCTCTCATTGCGCCATGAATGCCGCATTGATAATATAATGTATCCGGCGCATTAGCTGGAACAGTAAACACAAGAGTGCCACTTTCATTCCTAGAACCAGTGACGCCATCTGTATATTCTCCGACATATGTACCAGAAACATAGTTTGTACCATCATCTGTGGTAAGATAGAAAGGATGTCCAGTAAGACTAGCATCTAGATTGAAAGTATATGTACCGCCGCGATATAAAGGATTTAATGCTGGATTATCTCCATGCGCCGAGCCACCAAATGTATATGCGCCAGCATTTGCGAAAGAAATATTATATGAAATTGCAGGGTTATTAAGTGTTGGTGGTGTGATTGTAGAGGGAACATTAATATTCAATCTCTGCACTTCTGTGGATTGTCCACCATTGATATCTGGATGAGTTACACCAGTTATATTCAAAGTAGAAGTTGTCCAAGAAACAAGATTATCTGTGCCTGGCCCGTCTACCCACTTGAGGTATATTTTATGTGTTTGCGTCATTCCACCGTGCAAATCATGTGCTGCGAAGTTATTTACAATATATGTACCATCATTATAAAGTGGGATATTTGACTGTAATGCATTAGTAATTTTAAGTCTTGTATATGCAACCTTACCAGCATCCCAAGTCCATTTCCAATCCATTCCACCACCGGCGTCTGGTGCATCAACATTGATTGTGAAAGTTTCTGGATCAAT